TATCGTTGGCGCCCACAATGTACTTGAAGTGGTTACAAGCTTCCAGAATGTGCTTGTTAACCTTGCCTGCTTTGGGGGAGCATACGATGGAGAAATCACACTCTTCTAGCCCAGGAACCCACACAGTGCCCGCGGTTTCAATCTGTGCCCTCATCCCTCGTCCGGTTAGCGCTTTGATTAGCGGCACAACGTTCTGGATAAGCGGCTCCCCGCCGGTGATGACCACCAGCCGGGTGCGGCCAGCGGCGGACCCCAGAACCCTCTCAACAATATCCTTGGCGGGAACTAGCTGGGCGCCCGTTTCGAAGTCAGTGTCACAGAAGGTGCAACGAAGGTTGCATCCCGCCAGCCTCAGGAAAACTGCAGGCATCCCGGAGTAGGGCCCCTCGCCTTGGATAGTGTAGAAGAGGGAGACGATGATTAGCCCACCGTCCTCCCTAAGGTTCTGATTGATGATTAAGTTTTTACCGAACATGATAGTTGCCTGTCGCTGGAGTAGTCATAAGTCCTTCTTTCACTGCCCGAAGAACAAGTGGGTCTGGAAGACCCGCCTCCTCAAACCCGTGAGCCCGAAGCAGGTTGGAATGGTTGGGGTCTGTTGGCGGATACTTGCCGTCGTAGCTGGTGTGGCTGTAGGCCATCGCCTCCCAGCACTGGGGCATCTCGTAGGCGAGCTTTACCGTCTGGGCTTTTGTCAAGTTCATAAGAGGGGCGTGCATTAGAAATTGATCATGCTGGTGTAGCCCTAGAGACTGGTTAGCGGTCTTCTCAAACAGCACCCTAAAGTCCTCAGTACAGTCCGGGTAGTTCGCCCCGTCTTCTTGACAAATCCCTGTAACCAAGTTGAGGCACCTGAGAGCAACTGCCCGGTTCATGGCCACAGTGAAGAAGAACATGTTGCGCATGGGCACGAAGGTTAATTCTACCCGGTCACCTATTACCTTACCCATGCCCTCGAAGTCTTCATACTTTTCAAGGTCATTGGCGCTTGTAAGGGGCGAGGACGACACTAGGCAGTTTGGTACGCGCACTATCTCATGGCTGGCTGTCTCAGCCATGCGCGCCACAATCTTGGCAGCAGCTATTTCAATCGAATGCCTCTGTCCGTAGTCAAAGGTTATGGCATGCACCTCATCAAACTGCTCTTTGGCCCAGAAAAGCGTTGTGGTTGAATCTTGCCCGCCGGACAGGATCACCAGCGCCTTTGACCCCGGCCTTCCTTCATTCTTTCGTAGCATTTATTTTTCCTTTCGTTTGTTTACCAACTAGCCCGGTGTAGCGCCTCCACACACAATGCTCCACCGACGCTGTGCGAAGGTTGATCCCCTCGTCCTTGCAAAGCTCCAGCACCTCCTTGCGGAGCTTTATAGTTTTCATCTTGAAAACTAGATCAGAAATATCCCAAACCCGTCGGTTGATTGAACCCGCTCGAGGCTTTGAGACTCCGTGTTTAATATCAGTTGTTAGTTTCTTCATAATGCTTCATTATACCGGCAAGTCGTCAAAAAGGTATAAGCATTTCCCACTTAATGCACCCGTACACAAGTATTTCTGCCGGCGGACGCTGGCCCGGCGCAAGGTCACATTGCTCTTTCCTTTTGTCGAAGTTCTCACAGTTGAGGCAGCTCCTAACAATGTAATGGGCAACAAGCTCTTTGTGGAGCTGGCTGTTCAATTCTTCAATACTGCTAGAAGACATAATTCATTATCTCCGGGTGCTTTGTATTTACCCAGACCCGGATGCGGCTGGGCACTGCAATTTCGCCAGTTCTTTTTAGAACCTCGCCCACTGTTGCCGGGGCGGGGTTCTCGGCCCTGTCGGCCCACCACTGGCGAGCTCGATGACTAGGGTATCCGGGGTGTTCAAAGCAAACCCACTCCTGAAACCTGCGTAGGCCGCAAAGGTAATCGACTCTGAGGCTGTCGGGCTTGCCCAGCTTATGGTGAGGGGAATATTCAACGCCGGTCACATTGAAATCAATCAAAACCGGCAGGTCGTCCGCCATTACACTCTGGATTGAAGCCATTGCGTCAATCTTGATAACCGTTGGGAACTCGTAACCGCAGCATTCACAGGTGCGGGCAGAGGCATGGCTATAGGAGGAGCATTCGGGGCAGAGCCTGACAGGGGCGGTGCCCCCTCCGCCTTTGCCCTTCTTCTGGGGAATCACGGGATCGTTGATTGGCCCTAACCGCCTCGTGTTACCGGCAAAATCAAGGACCAAGCAATTCTTTTTGCCGGGCAGAGGTCTAGTCCCCCTACCTAGCATCTGGACCCACAATCCGGGGCTAGCGGTTGGCCGGAGCATCACTATGAGGTCAATGCCCGGGAAGTCAAACCCAGTGGTGAGCACCCCGTAGTTGGCCACCGCCCGGTATTTGCCTGACTTGAACTCTCTCAATATCCTTTCACGCTCCGGCTTGGGCAATTCCCCCGATACCACCGCGCAGGGCACTCCCATCATGTTGAGCATTTCAGAGATGTGGGCGGCGTGGGTTAGGCCGGAGGCAAATATCAGCCAGTGCTTTCGGTCAGATGCTGATGCAGCAGTTTCTTTCAAGGCAGCGGCGGTAATGGGAGCCTTGTCCACAGCTGCCTGGAGCTCTCTTGTAATGTACTCTCCTCCGCTCTTGTGAACATTGGAGACGTCAAGCTCTGTAACTGTTTTCCGGGAAATGAGCGGGGCTAGGAACCCCTCGGCAATGAGGCGGGTGAAGCTTTGCCTCTGGGTCATGTCGAAGCAGATATCGGTAAAGATGCCTCCTTGGGTTATCATCCCCATGCCCGGCCGGTAAGGGGTTGCGGTTAGGCCAATGACTTTGAGATTCGGATTGATCTCTTTAAGTCCTCTAATAAAAAGAAGGTACTGGGAGTTGGCGCTGTCCCCCACAAGATGGCACTCGTCGACCATAAATAAGTCAACTGCGGGAAATTTGGCAGCATGCTTGACCACAGATTGGATGCCTACAAAGGTGATGGGGGCGACCTCTTTCCTGCCGATACCGGCGCTGTAAACCCCAAGAGGGGCCTGCGGCCACACTGCCAGCAATTTCTCAATATTCTGCTCCAAAATCTCCTTGACGTGGCTGGCGATAACAATTCGCTGGCCCGGATAAATGGTTAGTGCTTTTCTCAAAAACTCAGCAATAACCACTGACTTTCCTGTGCCTGTGGGCAATGCCAAAAGCGGGTTGCCCGTCTTGCAGGCGAAGTACTCAAATATAGACTCAATTGCCTGCTCTTGATAATAGCGGGGCGTCATTGGGTGCCTTTCTTTTGAAGGGCCTTGCTTTGTATCAACATCTCAGGCGATCGTTGGGTGAAGATGGTAGAACTCGCACCCCACAGGTAAGACGTATTCAGGAATTATGTCATACTGCCTGGGCAGAGGCGCCTCGCAAAGCCACTCCCCTCCCTCAATCGGGGTACTGTGGGCGCAGGTGCGGCAGTTCTGAAGAGGTGGTGCTTTGACATGACAAACGGGATGGTGGTCGCACCACTTGCAAAGATACCAACTCGGCTCGTTGCTGATACGCGGCGGCGGCTCAGGCGAGTCCACAATCATCTTCGCTCTTTCGCGGTATTTGTCAAAAGTCTTTTGATCAAAAAGTACCACCTCGTCGTAGATCTCGTCGTTGTTTTTGTTGATCATCATGAAAAGGGCATGCCTGAGGCCGAATGCCCCCATGTACATCTGCATCTGGACGTAGTAGCCGGGCTTGGACATTTCTACTTTATTGAGGCACATGTCTTTGAAAGACTTGTCGTTGGCCGTCTTGAATTCTAGCAGGTAAGGGGCGTCACCGATAACAACCCCCACCCCGTCCATCTCCCCTCCCACATGGCCTTTGTAGCCGCTGAATCGATACTGCTTGCCTGTGGCGGGATCTTCCTGATAGACAGCAACGTCCGCGTCTTTGAGCCATTTAACAAACCGGGCCTCCTCCAGCTTGCCCCTCTCAAAGAGACGGAGGAGGGCGGGCGGGTGTTTGGTGGCGGTAGTCCATCGGAATGAGTACCAGATGGCTCGCGCGCACGCATCGCCGATACTCGACATGCCTAGATGCCTGCGTTGCCTCCGGTCTTGCGATTTGAAAATAGCGGTGTCAATGGCGTCTAGAAATTTTGTCATCTTGTTTCCTTTCCAAGCGGCACTCGTTAGAATGCCGCCCAGAAAAAGGCCTACTCGCTGCGTCTGCTGTAGGCAGCATCCGCTTTCGACCAATTCATTCTCTACTGCTTAGCCCAAGGAGGTGCTGCTGGGTTATCAGGGGCCGCGGCCGGGGCAGCAGGGGGTTGCCAGGCAGGGGCGGCAGGCTGGGCAGGGGCAGACGGTACAAGCCATGCAGGGGCGGGTGTTGGGGCGCCTGAGCCGACAGGGGCTCCGCCTTCAATCGCTTTGTACCCGGCAATCTCATTCGCCTCGTCGTAGCCGCCTGAAGCCGCCCTGATCTTCACCTTGGCCTGCATCGGGATGCCGTGGAGATGCTGGCTGTCTTGCACCTGAATGACGCCGGTGGCATGGCAAATAGCGGACAGGGTTTGGAAGGCGATGTCCTGCGCTTGCTTGCTCTTGTTGACAGTGTTGAGGCGGTCAAAGAGTTTACGGTTGGCCATGGGCCCGTTGATTATCGTCAGGGTAAGGCTCAGGTAAGAGCCTCCGCCGTCTTTGGTGGGCTTGGTTTCAGAACCTGTGATCATGACATTGTACCAGCCTGCGGGCAGGGTGTCAAAGGCAGATCGAGGGGCGACGTTTGCGGCGTTGAAGTTTAGCTGAGCCATGATGGGAATTATTCCTTGTTACTGTTGATGATTTTGTTGAAGATGTGCGTCAGATCAGGGGGTTCAATGGCGTCCAATGCGCCCGAACGGTCCTTGGCTTCCGACTGGATGTCAGGATGGGTGCGCAGGAAACGATACTCCTTCCCCTCTGGGGTTTTGCCGATGCCAATTTGCATGACAAGGTCAAAAAGGTACGGGAGTTCGGCTCCCAATCGGGCGCCCGGCATGGACGGCCCGTAAGTGACGGCGCTGGTAACGGAGTCGGTCAGCACTTGCTGCTTCGCCGACATTACCACATTCTTGCCCGGGATGTCCCGGAAAGCTTTCAAGGTGCCCATCATTTTCTCGATAAGCTCCCCGTACGCGGCTCTGGGGTCTTTGACCTGCGCCTTGGCGTTGCTGAGCACAACCTCGCCGATCTCGCTAATGGAGTCGATGTAGATAGTGTCAAACTGAGCAGCCTCCGCGCTGGTTGTTAGCCAGTCGTAGGCTTGAGACAAGTCTTCAACTGTCTTGATAACGATGACAGGGATGTCAACGTCACGCAGGGAGAGCAGACCGCTCTCTGCCGATAACACGATGGGCTTAGGGGCGGTGCGGGCGAGGTAGGTTTTGCCCATGCCCGCTTTTCCGTACACCAGCGCTTTGATGCCGTGAAGCTTTGCCGCCTCGCGGGACGATACAATTGAAACTGCCATGCTGCTTCTCTCTTTCTCTGTGGTTGTGAAAATGGAACAATGCCCCGGAGGGCATTTGATTAGGTGAGCGCCAGCTCCATCGCGCGCTCTTTGAATTTGCCCCCAACGCCGTACCAGCTGTCCATCAGGCGGGCAGATTGGTTCCGGCCTTTGCTGTGGTCGATGTACTGGGTAACCGCGTTGACTGCTCCCCAAGCACTGCCAAAGCTTGCGTCTTGATCTCCGCCAATCTGAGCGCCGTTGAAGAGAGCGAGGATGCTGGTGTAGGCTTTGCTCTTGCGGATCTGGTCGCCGTCGATTTCGCCCACCGTCGGCTGGAGCAGCTTGATCAGGTACCGGTCCATCTCGCTGTGATTAAAGACCCTGCCTGCAAGCTGAGTTGCCTGCTGCTTGAACTTGTCGAAAGCGTCCAAGCTGATCTCCAGCCCCGCCCTCACCTCCTCTGCCCGGAACTCCGTGCTGTGGGGAATGCGGATCTGGCGCTTGCCCTGTTCATTCAACGCGAGTTGTATCGTGTTGTTGCAAACCACCCTCGTCGCCACAAGCTTGGCAATGGTGGGGATGCTCATATCAAATGAGGTCGACAGGAGCAGGTAAGGGGCGATCTTGTCGTCCCTGACATTGAAGTCGTTGCCCATGCGGGCCAGCGCCCAGATAACTTTCCCGCCAGACAGGGATCCAGCGGTTTCGAGTTGGGCTGACGTCTTGGCGGTGAGCTCCCCGAAGAACTCTAGGATCTGGGAGGGCTGTACTGTCTTGTAGGTGTCAGACACCACTGACAGTGGGGCAAGGGTGTCTGTACGGTAAAGAACCTGACGGCCGGGCATGGCCAGGATGTCGTCTGCTATCTTGAACCCAACCTCGGAGCGGTTCACTTGCCAGTTAAGGCCAGCAGCCGCCGTCCATTCCTGGAGGGTTGCACCCGCCTCTAACTTCTGCCCAAGGCCGTGCCAAGGCTCGTCCCCGACATAAGCAATTGCAGGGACGCCGGTGGTAATGTCGATATTGTGTGACATGATAAATTACCTCTTTGTTTGTGAAATTGAATTATACCGTAAGTGCTTAGATTTAAGCGGACTTCGGTGCAATGAGTTCCATGCTCGGGGTACCGGGCTTGGTGGTGAGCACAGTATCAATGATGCTTTTAATCCCGGCATCCAGCTCCCGGTATTCAGCTACCGAGAGGGTGTAGGTAGTTTTGATTAGAGCAGCGGGCGCCTTGTGCTTCTTCAGATCTTTCAGCACCTCTACCATCTTCTTCTGATCCAAGCTGCGGGTGTAGGGAACGGTGGCTTTAAGTGACCAGCCTTGCGACAACTCGACGTTGTTGGAGCCCTCTTCCTGGATTGGGAAGAAAAGGTTCAGTACTTGTTTGCGCAGCGCCATTTCTTGTTCTTTGTAGAACGCAAGTTCTTGAGAGGCCATGCGCCATTCTTCAAGTTTGGAGTAGGTGTGGTTCATGATCAATTCTCCTCGTAGGTGTTAGACATAAGTACTTGTAGCAGGTGATCATAGTCGCCGGATTGGCAATCGTCAAGCACTACTTTGATTTGCTCTTTGCTCCAGCCCTGTTGCCGGGCTGCTCGTTGGAACGCTCCCATTAGGGAGTAAGCGTTGCCGTCAAGACCCTCAAGGGTTAGACGGACTTGGTTGGGGTAGGTGGTGTTTTTCATCATTTGCACTGCTTCACGCACATCTCGTAATATGCGCCGTCAGCGGTGTTGAGGGGGATGCCCGCAGCCAGGCACTCGGCCATGATTTCTTTCTTGGTCAGGCCGCCGGCTTTCAACTCTACTACCATCACCTTGGCGAGTTGCCATGGCCGGAACTTGGGGGGCTTGGCGGCCAAAGGGCCAGACGTTTTCAGCATCTTCGCAACCACAGCTGTGCGGCCAGGAATGTAAAGCGCTGGAATTGCCTTTACCTCTTTCACCGGCTCCTCGTCCGACAGGAGATGTGTCTGGGCAGGGCTGGAGGCAAGGTCGCATTCAAATGCCCCGGCCTCCGCCTCTGCCTTGGCCTTGCGGACCTCGGCAGGGGTGTCGTCGAAGTCGACGAGTGTGAAGATGTAGCCGTTTTTCAATTCCGAAATCAGGAATTCCTGATAAGGGGCGCAGGCTTTCTTAGCCGCCCGGGCGGCAGAGGAGCGTTGTGCATACAAGATAGAGGACATGATTTTGAACCTTTCAAGTTCGTTGTGTTAGTTTCTAAGACCGGCGGGTGCCGGTTTCGGCCAGTGACTACCTGGCCTCGTCAGTTAGATTTATTGGTAAGCCCTGCAGTCAGCGAAGCTGCCGGTGAATATAATCCGGTAAGATTTGCGAACCTCATGGCCCTTGCAAACGATGACATTGCCGTGGGCGTTGCGCTGAGCGGTGTAGTCCTTGCCGGCTTGTGGGTTGACAATGGCGTAGGTGAATTGGTTGATGCTTGCCCAGCTCATATCCTCGCCTTGGGCGGAACGGCTGTCGATTTCGCGCTGGGCGGAATCAAGATTGAACTCATGGGCCTGAGCTGGTGTGAAGATGGGCATTTGATTTCTCCAAGTTGTGTTAGTTTCTAAGACAGCCGGGCGGCTGTTTCGTCCCCGACAAAGGGGACTCGTCAGTTAGAGATTATTTGCCAGATTGGAAAAAACCAAAGGCCCTATTTATAGATACCCCTGACAGAACCTGCTCAATAGCTTTGAGGGCCCGGCGTTCCACTACTTCCGCGTAATAGCGCATATTGGGGTTAGTGGCAAGCGCTTGATCTCTGTGAGAGGCGTCTGCTATTTTTTTGAGATTGGCAATGAATTGGGAATTAGTCATTTTGATTTCTCCAGAGTTAAGGGAAGGGCCGAAGCCCTTGGTTGTTAGATCGTGATGCCAAGCGAGACTGTGTAGGCGCGACCGGCGGGGGTGAACTCGACCCACTTCTCACCATCCGCATGCGTCGTGATAACTAGACCGGCGCGTTTTAGTTGGGTGAGGTTGCCGCGCTCTTCTTTCGATCCGCCGACGTTTGCGCCGACGAGCGGGCAACCGCCCCAGTTTCCAGCGTCCTTAGCGTAGGCGACAAAGAGTGCTTTGCTAGCTTCGGTGATGTTGATAGTGATCATTTGGAACTCCTTTGTTTGTGAACCTTTATTATAAAGTATACCAGTATACCTAACATAGGGCAAACCCTAGTTATACCAAATACTTATTTATGGAACTTTCATTCTCGATAGTCAGCACCTATATATACCGTGCTATGGGAGTGAGGCGCTGGGTAATCCATAATAGACTCTCCCCTCTAACCAATAAAAACTCATGCTAAATTCGCAGCAAGTGGCGGCCATTCCGTCCGAATTGAGGCTACTTCCACAGTGGGTAGGCGCAGAAAACAAAATTCCCGTAATGCCGGGATTAAAACAAGCGGCATCAGTAACAGACCCGGCAACCTGGGGCACCTTTGAAAAGGCGCTTGAAGGATTGGCCAAGGGTACTTACAGCCATATTGGATTTGTCTTCACGGACACTGACCCTTATGTGTTTGTGGATCTGGACGCTCCTAAGGAGGACGGGGTACTTCTCCCGGCCACCGACGAAAGGTTTCAAAAGCAGGACGCCAAGAACCTCTCTTGGGTCAAAGCCTTCAACTCCTACACTGAGCGGTCACAGAGTGGGTTTGGCTACCATATCATCATCCGGGCCAAGCTCGCCCAGGCGGTCAAGCTGCCCGGTACAGAAATTTACTTCTCCAAGCGATATGCCATCTTCACCGGGGACGCCATTGTGCCTGAGCCTATATTTGAAAGGCAAAAGGAGTTGGACCAGATAGTCACAGCCATGAGGCTAACCCGGCACCAACCAACAGTTTACCCCTCCAAGCCTCAAGTTATGGAGGACAAGATAATTCTTGCTAAGCTGGCGGCAGCCGTCAACTCCGGCCCCATCCAACTCCTCTGGGAGGGTAATTGGAAAGGCATCTACCCGTCGCAGTCAGAGGCGGATCATGCGCTCCTGTCCCACCTCTGCTTTTACGCACAGAATGATGAGCAAGTGGCGAGGCTCTTTAGACAGAGTTTGCTGGGGCAGCGTCCCAAGGCAAACGGACGGGATCCCTATGTAGAGACGTCTATAGGGAAGATAAGGCAAAGCGCGCCCCAGCCCATTGACTTCAGTAAGTTAAATCTAAACCCGCCTCCCCCTCCCTCTATTAGATTGGAGGTGGGGGACTACCCAAAGCCGCCGGGAGTCTTAGGGGAAATTGCGGACTACATATACGGATCCGCCATCCATCCGGTCCATGCCATTAGCTACGCCGGCGCCCTTGGATTTGGCGCAGGCATTGTAGGCAGGCATTTCAATATCTCAGGCACAGGGCTCAACCTCTACATTCTTTTACTTGCAGCCACCGGGCTGGGCAAGGAAGGGGCAGCGGACGGAATTGACAATTTGTACTCCGCCATCCGCCCCACCATCCCGGAGGTAGAGAATTTTAGAGGGCCGTCTAACTTTGCCTCCGGCATCGGGTTGATTAGAAGCTTAGGGGATAAGGAGATCCCCAGTGTTTGCTCCATTGTTGGGGAGTTTGGTATCCGCCTGGCCGCCCTCTCAGACCCGCGGGCCAACGGGGCAGAGTTGGGGCTGAAGGCCGCTCTCTTGGAATTCTTCAGCAAATCCGGGGAAGGCAAAACCATCTCCCCCACCGTGTACTCGGATAGCACCAAGAATACCGCCCTCCTCTACTCCCCGGCGCTTACAGTGTTGGGGGTGTCCACCCCGGAGACCTTCTTCGCCAAGCTAAGCAACTCCTCGGTGGAGGAGGGGTTGATACCGCGGTTCATGACCATCGCCTATACGGGCGCCCCGAAGGTGTCTAACAAGAGGCGAGTGAAAGAGGTGCCACAAGGGCTTATAGACAAGCTATCAACCACCATCGCGGCGGTGATATACATGGGCCGAAACAACTCCTATTGTGACGTCCAGATGTCAGATGCAGCAGTCAAAAGGATGGACGAATTCGAGGTTAAGATAGTCAACCAGATGACAGGATCGCATCAAGGAGCCATTCTCAGTATACTCAATAGAGCCCACTTAAAGGCGCTCAGACTGGGCGCAATTGCGGCAGTCTTTGACAATTCAAACAACCCAAAGGTGACCAACGAACAGGCCATCTGGGCCATCAAATTTGTGGAGATAGATATTGCCTGTATGCTCCAGAAGTTTGAAACAGGCGACGTCGGTGAAGGCGATTCCAAGCAACTTTCTGTGTTGCGGGAGAAGTTGGGGGAGCTTTTCAGCCCTTCAAAACCTCCCACAAAAAACGAGAGTTGGCTTACGATGTTGAGAGCAGGGGCGGTTCCGCATTCACTTATTTCTCAGAAGCTGATGTCCGTTTCGTGTTTTGCAAACGACAGAAGAGGCGCAACCGCAGCGCTGAAGGCTGGTTTGAAGGAGATGATAGACGGAGGGGAGTTGAGGGAAATCCCGCCGCAACAGGTTCTTGAGAAATTTCAAACGACGGGGAAAGTTTATGTGTTGATCACCGGTTAGGGGTCAATTCGATATAAACAGAGAGGTTTATAACGGCGTTATAGAGGGGAGGAAGTCAGGAAAGACGTGGGGTTGCGGGGGATTATAAGGTTTATAATTTATAACGCTGTATATTACACATCTGTACGGGTCAAGATCACGCACACATGCATTAACTAGGCATTTAGGTAACATACTATAAACGTTATATTGTTATAAATATATATAAATCAATGACTTAGACTCTATAAATTGAAGATAAAGAGTTATAAAGCATTTCGGGTCTATTTTAACCAAAGTCAGCGGTGACTTTTTATTTGAAGGAGAATGTGATATGTTGAAACCAGGCGGTGCAAGAAATAAGGGGCATGATGGGGAAAGGGAGATGGTGAGGTTGTTGGGGGCTGTGGTTGAGGAGATTGTGGGGAGGCAGATGTTGAAGAGGAATTTGAACCAGACGAGGGACGGCGGGCATGATATAGCGGGGCTGGACTTTTTGGCGCTTGAGGTGAAGAGGCAGGAGACGCTGGATGTGGAAAGTTGGTGGAGGCAGACTTTGACCCAAGCAGAGAAAGCGGGGGGATTAACCCCGGTATTGGTATATAGACAAAATGGACGTAAGTGGCAGGTGATGATGCTAGGAGAGGTTGGGCCGATATTTTGTCGGGTTCAGATTTCATTCGAGGATTTCAAGCGATGGTTGAGACTGGAGCTTGGGAATAGGATGAGAAGGGGTGAGGTCATTTCGCTGCTGGGTTTTGAGGGGAAGGAGGTAGGTGAGGTAGGCATGGATAAGAAAACGGTCTTGTAGAGGGTTTTTTGATTATTCAAAAAAAAGCTTTAGAATAACCAAAGAAATCAAATACCGTGAAAACCACTACAAAACCAAAGATTCCTGACAGCCCTTTGTTTGTCCAGGCCAAGAGCAAAGCGGGGGGATGGCGCCCGGGTTCGGGCAGGCCAGTCGGGGCGACGGGCGGGGTGCTCTTAGCGCCAACCGCCAAGCGGCATGTGACAGATGCGATGATTCGATACCTTCATCATATCGACATCTCGCCGATGATAGTCATGCTCAATGACATGAAGATCCGTCACGACGCGGCCTGCAAGTACATGGAGTTGTACGAGCAGGAGCCGGATGAGAAGAAGAAGGAGAAGCATTTCAACCGGGCCAAGGCTGAGAGCGGGGACGCGGCGGAGGCCGCTGCTCGAGTAGCCCCTTACGTACATGCGAAGCTCCAGACGGTAGTGCTCAAAGGCGACGCGGAGAATCCGCTTCAGCTCAACTTCGCATCGCTGAGGGGGTTGACGGATAAGGAGTTGGAGCAGATGAATGCGCTGATTGCCAAGTCGGCCATGACCATTGACGTCTAATGGGCAAGCCTGTTGCGCCTTCCGTCCTGATGG